CCCGGAGAGGGTGAAACTACGGACATCAGATACAAAGATCCACGGACGCGCTGCACAAAGTGCGGAAAGCTTCTGCCCGCCGGGCGGAAACGGCTCTGCTATGAGTGTCGCCCGAATAAGCGGTACAAAACTGCCGTCGTGTCGCCCCCGGCGCCGCCGAAGCCCCGGTATACCTTTGAGGAGCAGGACGCACGGGCGGAAGCCCGGGGCTTACCTATGGGCAGCTGGTGAATCTGGAGAACAATGGTTTGCCTTTGCCGCCGCTGCGGCGTTCGGTGCAATGGCCGTGGGACAGCCCTCACCGGGGCGAAGAACAAATTTAACAAAGGGGAGGCACTACAATGGCTGAACAGATCCCACGGGAGCAATTCTCCGCGTGGGCAAATATTCCCGCGCGCGTCCTGTTTGATCGGGAGATCAGTGATCGGGCGAAGCTCCTGTATGGGCTGATTTCCTGTATGTCCAACAGTTACGGGTTCGCGTTTGCCAAAAATTCGACGCTTATGCGGTACTTGAATGTGGAAGAAAGGAGCCTTCAGAGGACGCTCAAGCAGCTGCTGGACAGCGGCTACATACGGATTGAAGACGGGTCAGGCGGGCGCGGAACCCTCCGCAAAATCTTCACGGTGGAAGTATGCCCTCGAAACCCCGTCAATCCTGACGGGGTTAACCCCGCCAAATCTGACGGGGTTATAAATAATAATTGTAATAATAATAAAAGAAACAATAAAGCGAGAGCGCCGAAGGAGTATCTGACGGATCAAGGGCTGTTCGACTGGTTCGACAACTGGGCTGTCCGGCTGGACGCTGACCCAGAGGAAACGACGAAGCTCATCGGCGACCTGCACGCATTCGCGGAAATGCGTAAGGCCAAGAAGAAGCCCATCCTGACGGTGAACGCCGCCGGGCGGCACGCGAAGAAGCTGCTGGATTACTCGGCGGACTTCCCGGAGTATCGGCTCGCTGCCATGCGCTATGTACTGTCCCAGTCGGTTGAATCCAACTGGGAAAAGCTTTACCCCATCACGAAGCCGGACGATTTTAACCGCTGGCTGCATGATAACTACGGTGTCCAAGTTGGGCACGCGGAGCCGGAGGTGGAATACTTTGAGTAGCGTTTCCTATGAAGCCTGGATGCAGGCGCAGCAGAGTGTCCTCGGTTCCGTCCTGATTGATGATCGGTGCGCAAGCTTCCTGGTGTTCGGCCTGGCAGAGGAAGATTTCTGCGAGAGTTACCGGTCGCTGTACCGGGCTATCCGGGAGCTGTACACCACCGGAAAGCCGGTTGACCCGGTCGCGGTGCTGAATGTCGTGGGCGACTCGTACAAGGATTTTATCGTCCAGCTGATGAGCATTACCCCCACCGCCGCGAACTGCAAAATGTACGTGGATATCGTCAAGCAGCAGTCCCGGGTGCTGAAGCTCCGGGACACCGGGCTGGCTCTGTCCCGGATCTCCACGGAGGAGGAAGGCGCGGAGCTGCTCGCCAATGCCGCCTCTGAAACGGTGCGGGACGACGGAGACGTGTGGAGCCTGGCGCAGGGATTTTCCGACTGGATGCACCGATACCAGAAAAAGCCCGACTATCTGGACTGGTTTATCCCTCAGCTTCGGCGGATGATTCGGGCGGAGAAAAGCGACTACTTCATTGTGGGCGCCAGGCCTTCGGCGGGTAAAAGCGCTTTTGCCCTTCAGGCGGCGCTGTACTGGGCAGTTGTCTGCAACAAGCGGGTGGGGTTCTTCTCCCACGAGACCAGCCGGGAGAAACTGATGGACAGACTGGTCGCCTGCGCTTCCGGCGTGCCGATGGATGCGATCAAGGAGCGGACGCTGAATGATAAGCAGATGGCGGCCGTGTGCTCCATCTCGTCCCGGATCAACTCCGCGCCGCTGTTTTTGTTTTCCGCCGCCGGGCGTACCGTGCAGCAGATGCAGGATCGGGCGCTGTACAAGCGGCTGGACATCGTGATCGTGGATTATCTGCAAATCGTCGCCGCCCCGGGGAATGACGAATACACCCAGGTGACGGCGGTTTCCAAGGCTCTGCACACCATGTGCCAGCGGTTCGGGATCTTCTGCCTCGCGCTGTGCCAGCTGAGCCGGACGAAGACGGACAAGTCCGGCCACGCCCAGCGCCCCCGGCTGGAAGATCTCCGTTCCAGCGGCCAGATCGAGCAGGACGCCGACGGCGTATTCTTCCTCCACCCGCTGGATGAGCCGGACAAGCCCCGGGAGCTGATCATCGCCAAGAACAAGGACGGCGCTCTGAGCATTACGAAGCTGGCCTTTGACGGCGCGCGGCAGCAGTTCCGCTTCATTGGCAAGGGGCAGCAGCCGCTGAAGCCGTTTGACTATTCCAGCTATGTGATGCCGAGCCAGGTAGACCAATACCCCCAGCTGTGCATGGATGTGGAAACTCCGTTTGATGCGGAGCAAAAATAAATCACAAAATTCAAAGAAAGGGTGAAATTACATGAGAACAACCGCAATCTTAAACCTGAAGGGCGGCGTCGCCAAGACCGTGACCACGGTCAATATGGCCGCGATCCTTGCCCGGGACTACAAAGGCCGCGTGCTGCTGATTGATGCGGACTGCCAGTGCAACTGTACCGAATTTTTCGGCGGTGCCTCCGATAAGGGGACACTGGCCGACATCCTCCGGCTGCCTGACAGCTACCCCGACCCCGTTACCTTCTGCGCCAACTGCATCCGGGGGACGACTGTGGACGGGGTGAATCTGATTCCCGGCGATGACAGCCTCATGGACTTGGATTTGAGCAAGGTGGAGCTGGGACGGGTGAGCATGAACGTGCTCCGGCAATTCGTGGAAGCAGCCAACGGGCTGTATGACTACATCCTCATCGACTGCCCGCCGGCGTTCAACGCTGCCAGTGCCGCTGCCCTTGTGGCTGCCGATGATATCATCATCCCCATCAAGCTGGATGCCTTTTCCCTCCGGGGCATGGGCAACCTGATGCGGCAGATCAGCAATATGCGGAAGATCAACCCGCGGCTGAAGCTTGCCGGGGTGCTGCCCACCATGTGGTACCGGGACGCTCAGATGCAGGATGCGGAAAAGATGCTGGCGGATGCGGGGCTGACGGTGTTCCCCCACATCCGGCGAAGCGACAAGGTCGACCGGATGACCTGGCAGCAGCGGCCGCTTCTGGCGACCAGCCCCAACAGCGCCGCCGGCGTGGATTACCGGCGTTTCGTGAAAGCTTACATGCGGGGAGGGAAGAAAAATGTTTGATCTTGCGGACGTGCTGAAGGGCGTGCCCAATTTGGGCACATCCAAGAAACAGCTGGAGTACATAAAGCGGGAGCTGATCGACCCTGACCCGAACAATTTCTACAGTCTGACGGGCATCGAGGAGCTGGCGGCAAATATCCAGCTGTGCGGATTGCAGCAGCCCATCCTTGTGCGCCCCATCGATGGCGGGCGGTACATGGTGGTTTCCGGGCACCGGCGCCGGGCAGCGATCGAGTTGCTGGCAGAGGATGAACCGGAAAAGTGGGAGGAGATCTCCTGCCTGGTGGAGAGGGACGAGGCGTCCCCGGAGCTTCAGCAGCTGCGCCTGATCTATGCTAACGCCAATACCAGAACCATGACCGGCGCGGAGTTGGCAGAGCAGGCCGCTCAGGTGGAAAAGCTGCTGTATCAGCTGAAAGAGCAAGGATATGAGTTCCCTGGCCGGATGCGGGATCATGTGGCGCAGGCCATCAGCGTCAGTAAATCCAAATTGGCCAGGCTGAACGTTATCCGCAGTAAGCTGATTCCCCAGTTTATGCGGCTCTGGGAAGCCGGAAGCTTGCGGGAAAGCGTGGCCTATACGCTGGCAGGACAGGTCCCCGTAAGGCAAAAGTCGGTATGGATATCCCAGACGGATTCCGGGAAAAAGAAATTCCCTTGCACAGATGGATGGCTGGAGAGCATTTTCCACGAAATGGATCGTTTGGAAAGGGTTTGCAAGAAAACGCCCTGTGGCATAAACCATTCCTCCAGCTGTGACCATCTCTATGTTCGCCTGAATCAGGCTTCCGGGCTGCCGCAATACTCCGCAATGTCCTGTCGCGGCTGCTGCCTTGACTGCTTCAATTTGGCGTCCTGCCGATACTCGTGTGAGTGGGCTGCCGATGCCAAGAAGGCTCTCCGGGATAAGGCTCGGGCAGACAAAAAACAGGCGGCAGCGGAACAGAAGGCAAAAGAGCAGCCGGAACGCGACCTTCTGGCTTTGTCGTACAGCCGTGTTGGCAAGCTCAGAAAAGAGCGTAATATTTCCGCCGATGATTTTGTAACGACCTCTTTAGGGTGGCATTATGCACGGGACATGGAACGCCTTGCAGGCCTGGAGGACGGCTCGTCTGTCAGCCTGAGCGACCGGATGCCCGGATCTATTTGGGCTCGGGAGGCTAAGCGGCTGATCGAGACGGCTGATCTGCTGGGGTGTAGCATTGACTACATGCTTGGACGGACGGATGAAGAGAACTCCGCGAAAAATGTGCCCACTTTGGACACCGGATGGCGGACGGGCGAACCGGACAAGCCTGGTATTTACGTTGCTGTCTGCTACATGTCCGGCGCTCAGGAGCCTTTGATTGACCGCTGGCATTGGGACGGAGAGCAGTGGCGACTTCGTTCTTCTAGCGGACTTCTCGCCAAGGAAGTTGATTGTTCGCCCCAGTTCTGGATTCCGGCGCCGCCCGATGCCGGCTGCTGCATCACCGGCATGAGCGGCTCCGGGAGATGCGGCGCGGCGGCCTTCTGCTCGGAACCGGCGACGTGCTGCCTGCAATGCGATAAGGATGATTGTAATGGCCGCTGCGGATGGATTGAGGGGGGCAAGCATGAGTGATTACATCAGCCGGGAGGCCATGCTTGAAAAGGCGGAGTATGATGGGAATTACCGGCTTGTTGTACCCGTAGAAGCAATTAAAGGCCTCCCCGCCGCCGACGTGGAGCCGGTGCGCATGGGGCAGTGAGAACGGTGCTTTGAAGATTGGCGGCAGCAGATTGAGGGCGACAAATGCTCTGCGTGCGGGTTTGAGTATTACGGAACGGGGATTCGCCGCTTTCATTACTGCCCCAACTGCGGCGCAAAAATGGAAGGTGGTGCAGACGGATGATGCGGTGCAGCGCTGAAGTTTATTCCGTTTGCCCATTCGCTTCCCATTGTGCGCCCCGAGCCGAGGCCATTTTCATGGAGGGCAGCGATTGCGACGCCTTCAACCAGCGAATTGACGACGCTATTGAGAAGATCATGCGTTCAGAGGATGATTCTGATTTTACAGGAGGATGCAAGCTGTGATAGACTTTTGGATTTTCTTGGCCTACGTCATCGGTATGGCAATCTGGCTGCGGCTGCTGGTGTTCCTGAATCATAAATTTGGCGACATTTTCGGGCTTGACGGCGGGGGCTGTGGAACCTACCTCCGTGTTGTTTTTATTGCCGTATGCTGGCCCTTTGCCGTCCCTGGTGTCTGTGCAGTTTTCGTATTACATTGGTTCTTTGGGAGCCACGGGGAGGATTCCGATGGCTGACTACCCCTACACCGTAACAAGTCCCTCCGGGGAGATCGTCTTGCAGGCGGCGGAAAGCTGCCGATATCCTCGGCTGGTTGAGCTGACATTGCTGGAGGCGGGCTACACTGTCCGCCTCCATGGAAAGAAAATCACGAAAACCGAAACGCGAAAGGAGATGCGCAAATGAAGCCTCTGAAAACCGGCGACCCCTGCCCGTGCTGCGGGATGCCTATTAAGTCTACAAGTCCGGAAATGTTTCGCCTGTTGACGAATATCCGGGACTTTGGGTTCAGCCTGCGCGACGCTGAAAGAGTGGCAGCTCTGCTGAAGCAGGAACAGGAGGCAGCGGATGGCACGATGTGATTGGGAAATCATTTTCAAAGTCGAAAAGGCG